GTCATAATGGCTTCAAAATGGATGCAAAAAGCTAGTGCTTCTATTAAACGGAGAGGTACTAAAGGTAAATGTACACCTATTACGAAAAAAGGATGTACAGGTAGAGCTAAAGCTTTAGCTAAAACTTTTAAGAAAATAGCAGCTAAAAGAAAACATGCTGCTGATGGCGGATATATGGGATCAAGTATAAGCGGTGAGTATGCTGGACACAATTTATCTAATCCGAGTTATAGAAAATACTATAAAGGAATGCTTAATTAAAAATATAAAGGAGTTAGAATGGAATTAGACTTAATAATAAGAATACAGAGACAATTAAAACAACTTTATCAAAACATTGGTGACTCAATGGTTAGTGGTGGGGTTGACAATATGGAGAAATACAAATATATGTTAGGGCAGGCACATGCCTATCAGTATATTTCTCAGGAAATCTCTAACCTGCTAAATAAAAAGGAGCAAAAAGATGAAAAAGGAACAGTCGTTAACCTTAGTTCCGCCAATTCAGGGAAACCTAAAGGCGGAGGTACCAAAACATAATCACGCGTTAGAAGAAAAATATAAGTCAGAAAAACCAGCTAAACCAAAAGAAACAAAAAGATTAGATCCTGAATCAATTAAAGGTGTAATTGATGAATTACCAAATCCATCAGGATATAGACTTTTAGTTTTACCCTTTACCCCAAAGGAGAAAACTAAAGGTGGAATTATTTATGCCCAAGAGTCTTTAGACAAAGCAAGAATAGCTACGAACTGTGGTTATGTTTTAAAGATGGGTCCATTGGCTTACTTTGATCGTGAAAAATTTTCAACAGGGCCATGGTGTAAAAAAGGAGATTGGGTGATCTTTGCAAGATATGCAGGATCGCGATTACCAATAGAAGGCGGAGAAATCCGTATTCTCAACGACGACGAAGTTCTGGGTACTATAAAAGATCCAGAATCAGTGTTGCATTACGTATAACATAGGAGGACTATGCCAGACAAAGACGAAGTAAAAACGGAAAAAGAAGAAGTAAAAAAAGACGAACTTATGGTTGATATTGATACTTCTGGTCCAGGAGCTGAAGTAGAGCTTGAAGACAAGAAACCAGAAGGTGAAGTAGAGACAAAAGAAGAAGTTCCTAGCGACTCGACTCCCGCTGCTGAACCTGTAGAGGAGAAGCAAGAAACGAGTGACGAGAAACCGGTAGAAGAAAAAAAAGACGAGGATGTAAAGCCTGTAGAAGAAAAGAAAGACGAATTAGAGAGTTATAGTAAAGATGTTCAAAGAAGAATTTCTAAGTTAACTAAGAAATGGAGAGAAGCAGAGAGGCAAAAAGACGAAGCCATTACTTATGCTAGGTCTCAAAAAGACGAGCGAGAAAAACTCCAGAAGAGATATTCTTCAGTTGAACAAGCTGGTGTTAAAGACAGAGAAGAACGAATTAAATCTGGTCTACAAGCAGCAACAGCTAAGTTAGCCGCAGCTAAAGAGTCAAGTGATCTTGTCGCTGAAGTTGATGCTAATAAAGAAATTGCAAGACTAGGATACGAAGAAGCTAGACTTGCAGAAACAAAACAAATGGCAGAAGAAGCAGGGAAATTAGAGGGACAAGAGAAGAAACCTACAATTTCACCGCAACGAACTGTTGTAGCAGATCCTAAAGCAGAAGCTTGGGGAACTAAAAACAAATGGTTTGGCGCGGACACTGCAATGACGTACACTGCATTTGATTTACATAAAAAACTAGTGGAAGACGAAGGCTTTGACCCACAGTCGGACGAATATTATGGTGAAATTGATAGAAGAATAAGACTTGAATTCCCCCAGAAATTTGATACAACTAAAGTTAAGGTTCAACAAGATACGACCAAACCGACGCAAATAGTCGCTTCAGCGAAGCGCAGCGTAAACACACCAGGTCGCTCAACCGTGAGACTCACACCTTCTCAGGTTACTATCGCAAAAAAATTAGGAGTGCCATTAGAAGAGTATGCGAAACAATTAAAACTCACGAAGGAGGCATAAGCATATGACCAAAGACGACATAAAAACTTCTCGTGCGAGCCAGTCTAGAGACAAAGTTAAAAGACCTACGACTTGGACTCCACCATCATCTTTAGATGCACCACCTGCGCCGGATGGATTTCGACACAGATGGATAAGAGCCGAGGTAGTTGGCTTCGACGATACAAAGAACATGTCAGGTAAATTTAGATCTGGCTGGGAACTTGTTCGTGGAGATCAATATCCAGACGCAGAATATCCAACTGTAACTGAAGGCAAATACTCAGGTGTCATCGGAGTTGGCGGCCTGTTGCTGGCAAGGATACCGGAAGAGGTTGCAAAATCTAGAGAAGAGTTTTTTAGAAAACAAACACAATCTAGAGAAGAAGCAATAGACAACGACCTTATGAAGGAACAGCACTCTAGCATGCCGATTAATGCTGAGAGACAAAGTCGTGTAACTTTTGGTGGTTCGAAGAAAAATTAATTTTTTTACGATACCAACATTCGAGACGCGATGCTATAAAACTTAAATAAGGAGTAAAAATATGGCAAATCAAGACAGTGCTTTTGGCTTACGAGCTATAGGCAAAGTTGGCCAGAATAGAGACAACCAAGGTTTAAGTGAATTTAGTATTGCAGCAAGCTCAAGCGCAATATACCAACACGATCCAGTTAAAGCATTAGCTACTGGATACATTGGTGTAGCGGGCGCGGGCGATACATTATTAGGATCACTAAACGGTGTCTTTTTCACTGACGCTAACACATCGAAACCTACATGGGGTAATCACCTTAAGGCTTCCAACACTGCAACAGACATTGTTGGATTCGTAAGTGACGACCCTTATGAAAGGTTCGAAATACAGTCTGACGCAGCGATGGCGGTAGCGAGTATCAACTTGAACATGGACTTAGTCTATGCAGCAGGTGCTACACCGAATTTCAACTCAAAAGTTGAAGTTTCGCAAACTAACGCAACAACTAACTCAAGACAAATCAAAGTAATAGGAGTGACTAAAGATACTCTCAATAACCAAAAGACGAATGCAACTACGTATTCGACTAATGTTAATGTTATTGGAGTTATCAACGAGCACTTCCTTAAAACAACATCAGGAGTATAGGAGTATAAATTATGGCAATAAGTAGAGGACAATTAGTCAAAGAACTAGAGCCAGGATTGAATGCACTATTCGGCCTGGAATACAAGCGGTATGAAAATCAGCAAACTGAAATTTTCGATACAGAATCATCTGACAGAGCTTTTGAAGAAGAAGTTATGTTATCTGGTTTCGCAAACGCTCAAGTTAAACCAGAAGGTTCTGGAGTAACTTTTGACAATGCACAAGAAACTTTCACTGCTAGATACACGCATGAAACAATAGCTCTTGCATTCGCTATCACTGAAGAAGCGATCGAAGACAATTTGTATGACAGACTTGCGTCTAGATATACAAAAGCTTTAGCAAGATCTATGGCAAACACTAAACAAGTTAGAGCAGCCAACGTATTAAACAATGGTTTCGATTCTAATTTTGTTGGTGGTGACGGAGTTGAATTACTATCAACTGCTCACCCAACAATCGCTGGCACAGTAGCTAACGAATTATCAACTTCAGCTGACCTTAACGAAACATCGTTAGAGCAAGCGTTGATTGATATCGCAGCACTTACTGACGAACGTGGTTTAAAAGTTGCAGCTCAAGGAAGAAAAATGATTATTCCTTCTGAGTTACAATTTACTGCTGAGAGATTATTTAAATCTCAAGGTAGAGTTGGTACTGCTGACAATGACATCAATGCTGTCAAATCAATGGGAATGGTTCCACAAGGTTATGTGGTTAACAATTTCTTAACTGATACTGACGCTTGGTTTCTTAAAACTGACGTTCCTAACGGAATGAAAATGTTTGTTAGAGCACCAATTAAAACTGCTATGGAAGGCGATTTTGACACTGGAAACGTTAGATACAAAGCTAGAGAAAGATACAGCTTCGGCTGGTCTGACCCTAGAGGTATCTTCGGTTCACCAGGTGCGTAATCACTTGTAGTAAATTAAATAATTAAGGGCGCCCTTGTGGCGCCCTTTTTTTCATGTTAAAAGAAATTAAGAAAGCCATGTTTAAAAAGAATAAAGATATTATAGTTCAAACCAATGAAATACCTGTGGATGTATTAAAAAATTTTTTATTAACCTTTCCACATAATCTACCAAAATATTTTAAAGATATTCCAGCTAACTTTGTTGATGAACAAAAAAGACCAATAAGATCTAAAAAAACTGTTAAGAGTTGCTCAGGATTCATAAATCTTTTTAAAAGATGTATAGTATTTACTTCACCTTATGATATTGAACTTTTTATAGAGAATAAAGAAATTAGAGGAAGTGTTGGTGGGCATGATTGGAAAAGATATTTACACCATCACGCTGATTGGCAATTTATTAATTATGTTAAAAGTGATTATGCTTTTATTCTTAAATTCATGCCTTTCTTTAATATAAGAAGTCCTTATAATTTAATTATTACTAATCCATGGTGGCATCTGAATAGTTTTGAGACTATTCCAGGGATTGTTAATTGTAAAGAACCTCTAGATTTGAACATTTTTATCCCTATTAAGAAGAACCAAACACACCTTTTTATTCCACAAGGATCTCCTTTAGCTTATATAAACTTTGAAACTGATGAGCAATTAAATCTAGTTTATAAAAATAAAAACTATAAATATTCTGATTGGATGGGTCTGCACTATACTTTTAGTAATTTGAAAAATAAGCTGGTAAACAATATAATTAAAAAAATACATGGAACCAATATTTGAAGAAGATAATTTTATAAGTAAGGCTGCTTGTAAAAAGTTAATATCTTACCATAAAAATAATTGTCCAAAAAATGATACGTCTCATAGAGTTTGGAATAATAGAATTGTTACTTCATATGATGATAGTATTAGAAATTTAATAAATTCTATTCACCATAAAGTTCTTTCTCTTATCCAGGAATTTTATAAGGAAGATGTATTATATCTAGAATTTAGTAATTTAGTTTATTGGGGTAAAGGAATGGAATTAGTACCTCATGCTGACAATTTTTGGATTGATAATCCCCAAGCACCTCATAATTGCTCTCATCGAGTTTATTCTTGTATCTTATATTTAAATAATAATTTTAAAGGTGGAGAAACTTATTTTCCAGGGCATAATTACAGTATAAAGCCAAAATCAGGGAAATTAACCTTTTTCACATCGGGGGCAAAACATATTCATGGTGTTAAAAAAGTTACTAGTGGGACAAGATATACCATGGGAACTTGGTTTACAAAGGATCTAAACCGTAGTATACTTTAAAAACATTAGAATAACCTTATGAAAAACTTCCGCGTACAAATCCGAGCTTATGGCTATTATGCTGACTTCAATATGAAGTCCGTTGATGAGTCCAAAGCTTTCGAAAAAACCCTACTTGACAAGTTAGGACAAAAGGATATAAAGTGGGAGAAAGATGGATTTAGCGATCTATCTAAATTATGGTTAACCTATGAGGAGGTTACTAATGACCGAAGACCTTTACAAACAAAAGAAGTCCTTGGAGTTAGGGTGGCAGTTTGAGTATAATCAACACGGAAAATATACTCTTAATATGGTCGAAATTGATGAAAAAATTAGAACCATCATCACTGAGATCAAAGCTGAAGAGTTCAAAATTGCTGATAGAGAAAACAAAATTTCTGGTTCAGCACCACAAGTTTCTGTAGCTACTTAAAGAAAAAAGCTACATTATTGAAATATATACTTTCAGCACAAGATACCTTGCGCTCTATTTAAAAAAGAGCTATAAATTAATCAGTATACAATTATTTAACGAATCTAGACGCGTATACTCGACGGCCTAGAGACTAGATTCACACAAACTAGGAGGATTAATTATGGCACAAACACGTTTTCGAGGACCAGTATTACAAGGCAAATTTAATGAAGCCGGCATAACTGGATATAACCTTGAAGAAAAAAGCTCAGATTATACTATTCAAACATCCGATCTCGGTAAAATGTTTACTAGTAAATCTGGAGATATTACTTTCACTACGCACGCACACGCTACTGGATATACATTCACGATTGTAAACACGGGAGCAGACGGAGCGAATGAAATTAAACTTGTTGAACCGGTAGGCTCAAAATTTAGCTTTGCTGGTGGTACACACACAACATTAACGAATACAAAAGCGACATCAAAAGTTGGCGATTTTGTAACTATACATTCTGGTACAGCTGGAACTATGTGGTACGTTTTAAATGTTCAAGGTACTTGGGCAGGTTCGTAATATATTAAAATAATGTGAGCTCCTTCGGGAGCTCACTGTTAAAATTAAAAGGAGAAAAAATATGTTTTGGGGCAAAGATGACATTGTAGCTACAAATCAAACTACTGAAACTGGAACAATTCAATCTGGCAGAACTAGAGTTTTTGGTATTAGCTATGCAGGACCTGCTATTGCTGGAAGTATTACACTTAGAGATGGTGGTGGTAGTGGAACAGTTAAAATGGTTGTTGATACAGCTGCAGTAATTGGTGCAGGAGCAGTATATGTTCCAGGAGCACTTTTGTTTAAAACAGATGTGTACGCGGCATTTACAACTGAACAGGTAACAGGAATTACAGTATTCCATAGTGGCGGATCAAATAATTAAGGATCTTTTAAATGGCAAATACTACTTCTGGAACTACAACGTTCGGCAAAACGTTTGTTATCGATGATATCATCGCAGAGTCGTACGATAGATTAGGAATTTTTACTTTAAATGGTGGTCATTTAAAAACTGCTAGACGTTCTTTAAATATTCTATTTCAAGAATGGGGCAATAGGGGCCTTCACTATTGGGAAGTAGCAAATAATACTATTACATTAGTAGATGGAACAGCCGTCTATACTATGTGGAGATCAACTGCCGATGGCACTTCTGATGCTACCGCAGTTTATGGAGTTTCTGATATTTTAGAAGCAAGCTATAGAAATGCTTCAAGTGTTGACACACCTCTTACAAAAATTGGTAGATCAACTTACCAAGGTTTATCAAACAAAACATCAAAGGGAACACCTTCACAATATTTTGTACAAAGATTTATTGATAGAGTTACTATCACTTTGTATTTAACACCGGGCGCAGCAGAAGACGGTAATTTTATAAATTATTATTATCAAAAAAGAATTCAAGACGTTGGAGTTTTTACAAACTCTACCGATGTTCCTTATAGATTCGTTCCTTGTATGTCTTCAGGTTTATCTTTTTATTTATCACAAAAATATCAACCTCCAAGAACACAAGAATTAAAATTATTATATGAAGATGAATTAGCCAGAGCTTTAAAAGAAGATGGTTCTGACACAAGTGCTTTTATAACCCCAAAAACTTATTATCCAAATGTCTAATTTTGCAAAAGGTAAACACGCTTTATTTATTTCTGATCGATCCGGATTACAATTTCCTTATAAAGAAATGGTTAAAGAATGGAATGGAGCTAGAGTTCATATTTCTGAATTTGAACCTAAACAACCACAATTAGATCCTAAACCTATTGTTGGAGATCCACAGGGTTTATCACATGTAAGACCTCCAAAAAAACAATTACCAACAACTGATTTTTTACCAGATAATCCTTTTTCAACAATTAATACTTCAACTACTGTGACGGTATCAGAACCACATAGTGGTAGACAAACAGGAGATATTGTTAGAATTTATAATCTTAACACACCAGTAGGTGGAGTTGCAGTTTCTACTTTTCAATTAGACACAACTTTAGCTGCAGGTATTAACGCAACAACAACTTCTATTTTAGTAAATGATTCTTCCGAGTTTCCCGCTTCTGGATATTTGATTATAGAAAAAGTAGACACATCAGAAGAAGGATACACTTATTACAATAATGAAGTTATTCAATATACTGGAAATGCTGCTCACACTTTTACGGGATGTACTCGAGGAACAAACGCTCAGACTCGAGGATCCAAACCTGTTAATACGACTGCGAGCTCGCATCCTATCAATGCAAAAGTTCGTGGTGGTTATTCAATAACTATGATACCATCTACTGTGAAAAATCCTAATGGGATGCCGGCTACATTTACGGAAAATAATAGTTATAAATTTTCTTTAATAAATGCAGCGACAGTTACAGAAAAAGCTGGGGGCTTGTGGATATCGGCAGGACCTATTAATAATGGAGTAGAATCTAGATGACGTACACGGAATTATTACAGAAAATAAGGGATTATACAGAAGTTGGGTCAACAGTGCTGTCTGATACTATCTGTAATGGCTTTATTAATGATGCAGAATTTAGAATTTTAAGAGAGGTTGATTCCGATAATAATCGAAAATATGCAACAACTTCATTAGTGGTGGGTCAAAGATATATTGATGTACCTGATGATTGCTTAGTTATTCGATCTGCTCAAATCGTAGATGCAGATCCTGATGCTGTTCCGACTACGGATAGAGTAATTATTGAGTATAGAGACACCAATTTTATGTTAGAATATAACCCTCAAGACACTCAAGGGAGACCAAAATATTTTGGCTATTGGGATGATAACACGATTGTGTTCGCTCCGGTGGCAGACAAAGAATATAAGATTCAGATAAATTATATCTTGAAACCTGCTGGATTATCTAGTACTAATACGACAACATACTTAAGTACTTACTTTCCTAATGGTCTTTTGTATGCATGCCTCATAGAGGCTTATGGTTTTTTGAAGGGACCAACAGACCTCTTGCAATTATACGAAGGAAAGTATAAACAAGTGGTTGAAGGTTTCTCAGTAGAACAAATGGGAAGAAGAAGACGGGATGAGTTTATAGAGAGCGCACCTCGTTTACCAAAACAATTATGAGGAGAAGAGACACATGGCAATAACACAAGCAATTTGTAACGCTTTTAAAAAGCAATTGTTGGAAGCAGACATGAACTTTAAGTCAGCTAGTGGCGATAAGTTTAAAATAGCTCTTTACACTTCTTCAGCTACTATGAACTCAACTACTACAGCTTATGCTACAAACCCCGGAGGCGGGGGTGTTACGGAAGTTGGTAATAGCGGTCAGTATGTAACTGGTGGTGGAGCTCTAACTAATTCCGGAACATCTATTTCAGACGGAGTTGCGCGATGCACCTGGTCTGATAGATCTTTCACTGGAGTAACGTTAACAGCAAGAGGTGCTATGATTTATAACACGTCCTCTGACACAACAAATGCGTCAGTAGCGGTTTTAGATTTTGGCGGAGACAAAACTGCAACAGCAGGAACTTTTACTATACAGTTTCCAGCAGCAACAAGTACAGCAGCGATACTAAGAATATCGGGCTAATAGGAGGCAGCCTCCTATGGCATTTAAGACATACACAGTAACTGTTGCCTCGGGAGCCAGATATCCGCAGCCTAGCGGTGGCACAGGAACCGTATTTTATTTAGATGCGGTAAGAACACTGGATGTCGACGTTGTCGGCAGCCTTTCATATGTTTTTAATCAAGATGATTCTTCGTGTGATAATCACCCTTTAGTTTTTTCGAATTCAACATCAACAAGCGATATTTTTCAAACAGGAGTTGTTTATAAATTAGACGGCTCAACTGTTTCCTACGCTAATTATACAGACACAACAACTTTCAATGCAGCAACAACTCGTCAAGTAGAAATTACTGTCGCTGAAGCTGCAGATTTTTATTTTATGTGTTATGTGCATGGCGGCGCCATGGGTGGCCTTATGGATCTTCAAACAGATGCATGGGGAGCTCTTAGTTGGGGCTCTGGTAATTGGGGCGAACAAAACAATGGTGATGTCTCACTCACTGGTCAAGCTTTAACTCTAGCTCA